CGCTTTGAATCATTATTTATAGTTTCTAATTTCAATTTAATACCTCCAGCATCAACCAACACGCGCTTTGAATCATTATTTATAGTTTCTAATTTCAATTTAATACCTCCAGCAATTAGGGCTTATATGTCCTTTCAGTCTTTTCTTAGGACATTTTTTCAAAGTCTCATCACTGATATTAACGATTGTGCAATGTGCCTTACCGAAATAAGCAAGGTCTAAGTATTCACACACCATACGCTTTAATACGCTTTAAAGGTATATAAAACTTATGGTATTAAAAAAAGACAGGGGTCGTTTTAGTCATGCCCCGCTTTTTTAAAGCGGGGTTTTTGCTCGCCCTGGCCGTCCTGTGGACGAGTCAGGGACGCGCAAGTGACTTGAGATAGCACCTATGCACCGCAAATCACCGATTGTTTATTTAATATCATCTGTGTTGTTTTTGGGATCTGATTACCCCATACATCCCATCCTTCTCGTTGTTCTCTTGCGAACAATTCAATTCTAGGTTCCATTCCAATAGTGACATCTTCAAAGATATTATAAAATTCAGGTGGTTTTTTTGAATGGCTCAAAACATCAATTGCTTGAATATTATGAATTAATGATCTAAATGCTTTGACTTTACCTTTTGTCCCAAAAAGTATGTGTTCTGTATGGCCTCTGAACCAATATCCCATACCTTTACATCGTAATTTATGCCATGTTAACATTGTTTTATATTTAAATCCCCAAGCATTCATTACTTCAAACGCATCTGGTAAAAGCGGAACAGTAGCCCATAAAAACAAAACACAATTTTTTTCACAAATATTAGGTATTGGCATATTACAAATATCTTTTGTATTCATTACATTATAGTAATAATTTACCCCACCGGCTTCTTGACTGCTTTTTGGCCTAGGGCTTCCAGTTGGTGATTTAAATCCATATTTCCATGGGGGGTCTGCTAAAATACATCTATATTTTTTATTTGGTAACGGTATCATAATATTACACCTCGTGCATCATCTTAGTTCATGCCCTGCTTTTTTAAAGCGGGGTTTTTGCTCGCCCTGGCCGTCCTGTGGACGAGACAGGGATGCGCAAGTGACTTCCTACGGCTCTGTGATCCAACCCATCAGCTATTGCAACATCTTTGTCTTCAATTTCAAATGATGCAACCAACAGTTCAAATCTATACCCATACATTTGATTACAACCGCTACACTTTCCAATATAGCATATACCGTCCTCATGTCCACTTTCAACAACATTTACACATCCACAATAAGGACATGTAACTATACAAGATTTATCGTTTTTATTTATCTGTTCACATTTATCTACCTGTGGTTTTTTAAATACAATCCACAAAACATAAACACCAAACAATGTAAATCCAACTTTATTTATAATTCCTTCGTATAACCATGCTGCCGAAATAAAACACAAAGCAATTATTATTAATATACAACGTAATACTTTTAATTCGGTATTTCGATTCATCTTGTGTTTCTCCTTTGTTTCTTATTTACATGGGTTATTTTTAATCATGCTCTCTGATTCATCTGGGTGTTTTAGTAGCACCAAGCCGCTCTACAGAGCGAGTCTGTGTGCCACTAGTGACCTTCGTGCAACACCCATACATCACTCATTGTCTTTTTTATATTCACACCTGGCAATTTTAATATCACAAACACAACTAATAATAATAGCAGTTGATAATATTACTATTGCCGACATTAATAATATACCACAACCCCCAAGAAATGCGTTAATGCTTCCCACCGGGTCAAAAATACGACCTGTGATAATTAGTAAACATCCTTGGTAAATTGAATATAATAATCCAATCCCAATCCCCAATGCTATTACAAAAACCAAAAAACAGTTAAGTAACATACCAACAGTTACATATCCTTCATTTTTAGTATCTATATACTCACATAATGTTTTATTAAGATTCATCTTTTAAACCTCCAACATCGTTCACTTGGATAAAATTTCATCCATCAATCTATATTCAAAACGCGTTCGTAATTTCCCCTACACCATTGTAATACCAAATCAGGATACAACTCTACTGCTGCCTGCCTAGTCCCGGCAAACTGCACATCTATACCCATAGAAATTAACTTCGCAATAGTCGCCCGGCGTGCGGCTACGTTCATCCCGAAATTAGTCTTGTTGTAATTCTTGCCGTTGAACTTAGGCTTAAAGGTAAGGTATTCAAGATACGAACATTCAGCAATTAGTACGAATAGATTAAACCGAGGATCTTTCTGAAACCGCTTAAATTCAGCTTCGAACCTGCGCCGGTTGTCCTTTTTAGAGAACGTAGAGTATAGATCACACCCCACCATGCGCCCGCGCTCCCGTGTTGCGCCCTTGCGTTCCACACACAGCCCACCAGTGGTAATACTCTGATCATCGTTCAATATCTCAAAAATATAATCACCAGTCTGGTTGTAGCCGGATGCCGCTTTTTTCTCCATGGGTATTGTGACTAATCCTATCTCATCATCGGTCCAGGGCTGTTGTTCGTTGCTAGCTACCCGGACATTCAACTCTAATTTCTTACTCCAGGCTGTACGTTGCCGGGATAATTTATCTTCGATTGTCTCATAGTCTGGGTGCTGCGGCGGAAGCCCCTGTAGCTCTTCATGCAATTGTAATATCGTTGCTGCATAGTCATCTATTGATTTGGTCATAATTCCGACCCCTCCATTCTGAATGCCATTATATCACCAAGTCCTCAGCTTATATTCAATCTTCTGTAGCCAAACACCTGCTGAATATAGGAAGGACCATGTACGCCCATTCCTGCGGTTGATCCAGTCCCACATTGGTATACTATCATCACCATAGAAGATAGGATTCATACAATCCACCGGATTATCTGATACTCTTTTGGTTCAGTTGGTATATCATTTAGGCCAAATAGTACATCTCGAAGTGCCTCGCCAGTAGGTGGGTTGATATAATCGTCGAATGCAATACGACAAACCATAATATTCTGCCATGGCAATGGGTGCCCAGGAATAGAAAAAACATCAATACCATCTTCTGAAATTAATATGGGTATTACTTCATTTACAACAACCCGTTTACGCCAGTTCCACTTCGATCTGTACGGTTTGCCAGCCCATCCATGAAATAGTATTTGGTCGTCGACTGCCACCTTGTCGCCTTTCCTAATAGTCTGTGTGCATCGGCCGTCCTGTACCGGTTCGATCTTAGGTGGGTAGGTCATAGACATGACGTGTTTTGTCATTATTCTTCCTCCACCGGACTAAAATCAATTTCATCTCCTTTTAGGAGTATGATATTATCATAGGCTGTATGTCCATCTCTAGACACTGTCATTATAATCTTTCCGTCACTTGGAACTGTGAAATCTGACATGCAGATGTGTCGCCCATTATCGAGCTCTGCATGACAATTTCCACATTCATTTATTCCGTAGTTTACCTCTGGTGGATCTTCTGCAAGTACCATGTATTCACCGCCGATACATTTCTTTCACTGCCGCTTGGATCTCGAACCCTACGTTTTCAAGATCTTCCTGTGTATCCGGGAATGGTTCAATCACCACAGCAAGGCAGGGAGTTTCTACCCCACCTATGTCAATCTGTGATTTGAAGGTTTTCACGCTTTCTCGTTTTGTGAGTCTCGTCATACCTGCACCACCCCCAGCACAGCTTTTGCACAGGTCTTTGCACTATTCATATCATTTGAGAAAAACGCATAATTCAATTCATCCTCTTTGCCGGAGATATAAATTCCCTGTTCAGTTGTTCGGAGATATGCATCTTGTACAATATACTCAATCAGTTTCATGAAAAATTTCACTTCAAATGAATGGCCTTTTGATTCCAATATGTCTTTTATTGCAGACATACATAAAAACTGGTGTTTGATTTTTCTGCTCAACCACCCTACGTTTACGTTATCTTTCATGATGTCGCCGTTTTCGTATGTATATTTGGTCATCTTTCATGCCTTCACAGTATCAGGATAAAACTCATACTCTGCATCCTGTATATCCTCTTTTGTCTCTGGTGCAGTGATGGCGATTCTTGCCTGCGCTTCAAGTTCAACGATCTTACTCTGCATTCCGGCTTTCCTGGTCATCAGTTCGATTGTCTGTTTGTGCAGGTCGTCCATGTTACCAGGGTATTCTAAGTTTACCACGTAGATTGTCTGTGCTGTGGGGCTCCCTACAGGATTCACAGACTGCGGCGATACTGTCATCTTCAATGGTATGTCGGCCAATATTCCACCCGTCAAACTTTGAATGAAGAACAGGGACGATAGTATGGATCTGATGCTATTGAATGAAGTTGTACGGAATTTATATACTCCTCCAAGTCGGGGCGCATCCTTTAGGACTACAGATAAAATACCATTAGCCTTACATTTCTTCGTTTTGAATTGCAGACAGGTGTCTGGATCACAGTCAATTTGTTTACCGTCTGCTACTGTTGCTATCTGGCCATCACCAGAACACATGCATTTCCCGCCTTTATACTGATTGTACCGAGTGAAGAAATTCAATGTTGGATCGTTGTATAGTAATGATATATCCAACTCCTTGCAATCTGTCCCAATAAGTCCCATGACCGGGGCATCTGGTATGAAGTCACCAAAATCATCTTTGTAAAGAGTGACTACTTCAAAATGATCGAACTTCTCAGGTGGCCTATATTCTGTGCCTTTCTGAGATGTTTTCATTGCGCCTTTTCTGCCAATCTTTATCTTACCAATCTCTTTTAGTCCTGGTACGAATCCTTTTATCATGGTGCCTTGTGGGACAAATGGGGCCGGTGGGGCGGTTGAATGTACGATATTCGCTGGTGCGCAATCCTGCGTTGGGTCGGGCACAGCAGGTACATTTGGTTGTGTATTCTTAACACACATCATTTCTTCGGTTACTTTTGCAGGATCATCGTCTGACAAGGATTCGGTATCTTTTATATATTGGGCCGTTGCCTGGTCTATAGATTCATCTGGCTGCTCAGGTGTTATCTCCGGCCCGCCCGGACTATATACCATATCTGGCTCTGTTCTCGTAGGCATCCTGCCATCCTCAGCTTCGGCGACCATCTTATCAACTTTCGCCAATGTATTATGTTCATCATCTTCAGTGACCTTTTTCTTATCTACTAAGAAATAGGATTTTCCACCGATATTCAGATCCTTGACGATCTTCTTCATACCATGTTCCTGAGTGAACACTCCTTTATATTCACTGTTTTCTGTGAATCCGGCAATCTCCAAAGCCTTTATTGTAAGTTCTTTTTTCTGCTCTGCTGTTGCATTCATATCATCACTCATTATCTCACCACTTTATCGCTTGTATTCCTATATGCTGATCTCTTACTATCATATTTTTGTCCATACTTCGGCAGCCTTGGCTTTTCATCAATCGGCAGACCATCCCCGCCGAACAGCTGCCCGGTTTCCTCGCTGTATACAAGGAGGACTTTTACTGTGCCACCAATTACCTGCTCTTTAAGCTCTTGTATGCGCCCAACTACCTGAGAATGTCGCAGTGATTCTACTCGCATAGTGCCTCTTGCCCTGCCTTTATTATACGTTATTTTTGCAACAAGCGTTACTACCAAGTCCTCATACTTCTCTTCCATCATCTCTGCCCGAAGCTGTGCGGCATCATATTCGGAGGGAAGAAATACCATCTCGGGCATCCCAGGATCTTCCACCAGATCCTGCCCTACTTTTTTACGGACATCTGCAAGGGTGGATCCACTACATTGTTCCCACGGCGTCCCGGTGATAGATTCTAATGCTTGTGTATACGTAAGAAAATACCGGTTCTCACTTGAGAAATGCGGCAGTGGTGCGGGGGTATATGTCCCTGTTTTTTTGGGTTTGTCTTGTTTACCCATTATACTTTCTCCTTAATTGTGGGTTCCATTCCTTCCCTACGCATTCACACACATACTGAATATTATCATTTGGGCGTGTCATACTAGTACACCCAACAGACGGCATGCCTATAAACGGACAACCACCTTCCCCATTAAGATGCCTCATGTCAATCTTAGATACATGATCACTCATTATATTCAGCCTCCCTTTCTTGCCTCGCAATCCTAGCCTCTCGATTGATCAACTGTATTTCAGAGGATCTTATCTCAAGTGCGGCATTGTCTACATCACCGATTGGATTTCGATAGTTTAGTTCTGTTGGTTGTTGGATGATGTTTGGTCCAAATGGCATTTAAACCACGTCCAGCTTCGCACAGTCACACTGGCAAAGATATTTTCCACTAAGGTTAAGTTTGTGGTGCTCGTTATAAAATCCAGCACAGCACACGGAAATGTGTCCCACATATGGACATGATTTCATATTGATTCCACGCAGGTCTATTTTAGGAATCATTTAGATGCCCCCGTTTCTTTATTATACCTGTCTTCAATCCATATTTTTGCAGCCTTAGACGGTTTTGTTCCAAGATGTTGGTAGATTTTATCATTTACATAGATACTTAACGTAGGCATTTTATCACCTAATACCTATTAGGTGTTATGTGTATATATACTTTATTGCTTAAGCGGTGTATATCTTGAATACTGTATTTGGTTTTTATCAATTGCACTTTTAATTATGAGTGCCCCACCCCAGATTGAACCAACAATTGGTAACAAATAATATTCACTATTTGTAGATCCAAATACCGACATCAATAACATTAAAGAACCAAAAAAATATTTAGACATTCACACCACATCCATCTTTCGCCTGATCTTCCTGGTAGTCTCAAAAACAACATCGCCTTTTCCGGCCAGTAATAGTCCAATCTGAAGAGCTGCGCAATTAGGCATCGGTCCTGTCACCACAAAATTAATTTTCGCCGTACCGATAGCACAAATTGATACTTGCTGCAATACCCACCGATTGAATTCCTGCATTGATCTAATAGTCAATGAGTCATTACCAGCAAATTCTCTGATAGATCCTGCCGCGGCAGATATTCGACTTGTATCTATACGTATTTCTATGTCTTCAGTCATATATTTCATCTCATATTATATTTTATGGTCGATGGTGCCGGATTTGAACCGGCTTCCCGAAGTCCATTTATCATGGATACAGATATCATCACCACAATAATATCGCCCTTACACGGCCAGATATCAACCGTTGCAAGTTGAAAACTATCGGTTAGGTACCATCGTATATGTTGGTGGTCTTCCAGTACCACCGGACCCACTGTCGTACAGATTCAATTTGTACACATCTACCGTGTGCATGGTTCTCACCACAGCATTTTTTATGGAGCTTTACCTGCTCACATTCGGCTTTATTAGGGCCGATTGATGCGGCGGGGATTCGCACCCCACATATCAGCATTTTCATTAGACATCCCAGCGAACTACAATCATTACTTACATATGATTTTCATGATCTGAGCTGGTTAGTATCTGACTTACAATTTAAGCGTCTACCTATTCCGCCACGCATCTACTACTATACAACTTTCAGCGGTGTATAGTCCGCAATGTGCCCGACAGGACTCGAACCTGTGCATTCTCACATTCCATATTGGATTAATGTGAAACTCTGCCACTGAGTTACGGGCACGGTGACACAGTTTTACGACACTTGCGCTTGTGTCTGTCGGGGGCTCTTTGACAGCCTTGAACCGTCTCAGAGCACTATGGTTTTATAGGAGGTAAGGGGCCGTCAATGAAACCGGCCCCGTCGTTTTCTGAGGGAGGTGATTTGCCGAAGAATGCGTTCAAGCGCTAGGAATCAGGGAAAATGTAAACCTGCTTCGGCACGTTGATTAATAATTGTCTAATGTATATCCAATTGCAATCTTTATAGCGCCTTCGTTTGTATCTTCTTCTGTTCTATATTTCAATCGTGCAAGACGGTTTTCGCTTATATCTATTACAACTTCCATTTATATCACCTGGTTGGTTGTGGCGGGGTACGTGGCTGACGAACCCCGCCGGATTGTGTTTAGTGTGATTCTCCTTCGATTTTCTCTTGTAATTCATGTAATGCAAATTTCACCACATGCGTTTTTGAATCGAACTCTGGTGTTTTTACCATCCGTTCGATAAATTCATCTTGTGCGGTTGGTATTCTGCTGTGAATTACTGTTGATTCTTCTGTCATGCTTCACCTACTACTACATTGTTTTATTTGTATTTATAGTTATGCCTTGTTTGTTGTTGTTATTAGTTAAGTCCCTGGTCAATCGGCGGCACATGGCAGCGATACCATTCTAGGAGATAATCATTTGCTTCTTGTATTGTCATTCTGTAACCTCACGTTGCCACCTTGTAACTTTAAGATCGATATCTACTATTACGTCTTCTAATAGTAGAACGTTATTCTGACCTTGGAATTTCATTACCATAGCATAGTTGTCTATTGCATCAGACTCACTACGTAGCTCATGTGGATCTCCATCGTTCATCCACAACTCAAACTTTCCAGTTTCCCTGTTTCGTTCTGCTATGTGAAATGTCATTATTCTCCCGCCTTGATTATATCGTATATTTTCTGCACCTGCTCTGATGTGAGGGTCCTAGCATCAATCGCATTAATACTATGTGCAAGCCGGTTGAAATGTGCTCTTGCTTTCTGTTCGTCTTCAAGTTCTTGTGTCCACTGTACAAGTTCCACCCAAGACCACCCTCCAGTTTTGCATGTTCCGTTTCGGAATAAATAATCCGATTCAGTCCTCACATGCCCTTTAGGGGTGATTTTTTTCACAGTGGTAAGACTCAACCCATTCGCTGAACCAAGCCCACTATTTTCAACATAAACTTTATCGCCTTTTTTAAGTTCTTTTATCCATTCATCAGTCATGATTTCACCACATTCGACTTATCCCGCTGCGATCCAAACAGAAACGCATCAATCTTATCCATCTGCGCTTTGACTGCTGCCAGATCCCCAGGTGAATATTTCCCGGATTCCAGCGCGGCGATTCTGTCGCCTTGTTCCTGGAGTTGTGTTTGTACGCACATATTAGTTACACCCAGTCACACCAGTACAATATCCATTATATTCATCATAACCATATAATGTAAAGTTATCACAGTTCTTGCATGCCCCATCAAACAGCCTATTATTTCTGTTTGCTCTCCCACCCTTGACTATACCATCTGCACCAGATATGTGCTTAAGCATACGTCCACGTGGAAATTTAATACAATTTTCCTCAGTCATTTTGATTCACCTGGGTATTGTCCCAATAACATATACAACACGGAAGCATATATAGTTATGTATTGTTATGTGGCGTTATATCAACAACCATACAGTAAGTAAACTATCTAAAAACAAATAGACTGCGCCAGAAGAGTGTGGGTTGGTTGGTGAATCAGGTAGTATGTGGCGCAGTCTGATATTATAATTATTGTAGTACTATATATGTTGTTCCTGCGATCCAAATAAGTATTATCACAGTCGCAATACATCTCTGAACAAATCGTCGAATCTTCTTATATGTTTTAGTTCTACGGATTTTCTTACGTGTCTTTTTAAACATTGTGTCAAACCAAAGCGTAATACAATAAACGCAATACATCGCTTAATATTCCAGACAATGCAACAATACTTTTGCAATCGAAGCTTGTTTTTTGAGTGATTTATAAATATAATTACAAATCACTCTTGTTTTGGAACTATGTAACTATTTAATTTGTGTAATAGTTCGCTTCCACGCTTCACCACACAATCTTCTCCAACGGCGGTTTTCACTTTGGTAAGATTGTCTGCCTGAACTACGAATAGCTTCTCCCGCTGTTGTTGTTCGATTTTAACTGCCTTGGCTTTAAGCTCGGATTCGTTGTGACTGCCAGGCCGCTCATACTCAATTGCCAGTTTTACATCTCCAAATTCAGCGAAGATATCAGCGGTTTGCATGTGGTTGACTTCCACTTTCCAGCCCAGATCTAAGAGGTATCCTGCAATGAGCATTACAGTAGAATAGTGATCGACTGATTGCGTTCCTACCTTCTCACCTTTGAGGATATCTGAGTGAATCCAGACAGATGTTAGACCACGCCCGACCGGAGTGATTACTCGGCGATTAACATACCCGTTTGAACTCAAGTATGCTGAACCATCACCATTTATCCACCCACTTGCGAAGAAACTGTTTTCAGTTGCCAACTTTAATAGTTCGGGCTGTATGTTAATAGCATCATCGGTCGTAACTATTTTGCCAGCCCCTTTGATAACATTCATCTCATGGTTGGTGGGCTTAAACTTAATGTGGATGGTCTGGTCGTTTAATTTCAACAGTGCTTCACCAACAGAACAAGGTGGTAATTTCTCTTTTTCATCATTATTAAGCCCAAAATAATCACCCATAATATCAACAGATCCTGCCTTTAGATTATGCCCAAAAATAACATTCATAATCATATTAGTTTTGAACTCATCTGATACATTGGCCTTGATTAGGTCAGTTGGTTGCTGTGTAGCCAGCCACAAGGCCAAGCCATAGCTCCTTCCTTGGGTTATCAGAGTCAAGAGGTAGTTTGCTATGTCTGGATTTCTCATCAGGTTACCAGCCTCATCTACAGCAATGATAGTTTCTTTCCGTGTGTCAGTGGTAAACCGCATTGACATGATACCAGTGACCAAAACATTCATAGCGTTTTTGATTGATTGCGGAACCCCTGACATATCAATGACTATGAAGTCGTTTGTCAGGTCGATGTCAGTAGGATTGTTCATGTAAGCGAGCTCACCCTTTGCGCCAAGTTGATAGGTTTTATCATATAGTGCCTGGGCCGTCACATCATCAGATGCATCAGCCTTGAACAGTTCTCTCAGGTCATGGAGTTTCGGCCAGTCGGCGTTCTTCCAGGATGCAGGATTATCTTTGTAGATCCCGGCATTTTCATAAACTTTATCTAAATACATATCAAGTTTTGAGATCTGGTTTATGGTAATCTCATTGTTGAACCAGATCTTAACAAACTGCTGGACTATACCCTTATGGCTGTTGTATGCCCGGACATAATCATAAGTATCATTCATGTATGTACTATCAAAGAGTATCTGCAGCGGGTTAATATTCTTTCCCTGTGGGCCTATATCAATCAGAGCCCCTCCGTAGTACTCCGGGACAGCCCGGTAATCGGTCCCCTTATCTGCTTTGTTGGTGGTGAATATCACTCGCTTATCAAGCATGTCATGAGCTCGCATAAGCAGCATCAGCAGTGAAAAGGTTTTACCCGACCCAGTGGCACCCACGAATAACATGTGCTGAGCAACCAGTTTATCAAGGTCAATCTGAATGTGCTTGTTGGTCTTTACATCCACGCCGAAGTATAGACCATTGTTATCAGTGATGTTGTTAGGTGTCCGGATTGGTGCTATGACTGCAGCATCATTCGAGAACATCTCCACAGATCCCTCGTGAAGGTATCCTGGAAATGGCATGGCATTCTTCCAGGTTTTCAATTGTAATGCAAACGGGATTTCATGTAATATCAGATTCGATTTCAACCGCTGGATTACCCGACCCTCGGCTACCCGCAGAGACTCATATGTATCTGCCGATATTATCACCGTAAATACCGTGTGAAACATGTTTTGCTCGCGTCTGTGGACCTGCGCGAAGTTTGCCTCAAAATCCATGTAATCATACTTTAAAGCCAAGGGGACATTTCCTAGTATGTTAGACTTTTGGCCTGCGATCTGGCCCGCGAGGTTATTAGTCACAGCTGTCTGAATCATATCGGTTGATTTCTCGATAGATATAGGTATGAACTTCACTGAGTATGTGATTGTGCAGCCGAACGTATTCAGTTCTGTCAGGCTGTCGATGAGTTGCTTTGGCAGGTTGCGTGGGTATCCGTCCTTATCTCCTGTGGGTACACCTACAATAAGAGTTTTAATGTAGGATTCTTCGTTGATTATTAGACAGTTTTCCTTTTCTTCGATCTTTGCTGGTGTGATCTGCCTGCTCAACGAATCAAAAAAACGTACTTCTTCAGTGGCATCGTCTGCAATTCTTAGACTGTGCTTGATACTGTTAGCTTTAATTTTGAGTTTGTTTATGATTGCCATTATCTCACCATAACCATATTTCTATAAACCTTCGCAATGTCATTTTCATCCTCTACCGGCACACAATATGCCCCGGCCTTCATCAGTGCATCAATGAACCCAGGCATGAACTCCTGGCGCCGGATCTCCGCGTCTTCCGGCGTATCGTGCCGACCTAAATCTACGAAAATACTCACATTCCAGTCGATTACATAAGAGTCGTCCAGGTCAAGTTCCCGGTATAATTCATTGAGGTGTTCCCGCTGTGGGGCCGTCTTGCCTTTCTGATTGCTTAATTCAAGAATTCGGGACTGTAAATCTTTCTTATGATCGATGAAGCTTGAACTTAATACTGTCAAAGTGATATCATCATGCAGGGAATCGAGTACCTTCCGTATTAGTGATAGGTGTTTCGACAGGCTATCATCATCGATCCGGCTGGACGATACCCGCATTATAGTTCCATAGTAGTCATATTTGAAACCGATGATACCATGTTTGTATACCTTCAACAACGGGACAATGTCCTCCAAGAATTTAAGCGGGGCCACATATTTCATGGTTACTGTCTTGCCAGTTAATGACCGATATAGGAATTTCAGATGTAGCCAAGTGTGTGTCTGGGTAGGCGTGTTTCGGAAGTATAACACGAATACGCCCCAGAACATTATCAGTCCAAAATATATTATGAATGTATACGGGGGTACTATTGTTCTGCTTGCGACTGGATATAGCAACCCCATTGATGCAGCTATCCATGAAATGAATATTGTCCACCATTGCCCCGATGCGCCAAGGTGTGTATTTTGCTGGACCTTACTCATTGACTTTGACACGCTGGCCGGCTTACCTTCCATCTAAATCACCACTTATCAGTCAGCTTACTATTATCTAATCTCAGGCGTTCCCTGTAGTGTGACACCCATTCATCTGATATTTCAAAACCAATACAATTTCTATTTAAATTATAACAAGCTTCTAATGCAGTACCTGATCCAAGGCAGGAATCATGAACGGTGTCACCAATATTACTATATGTTTTTATTAACCATTCGATAAGGCCAAGTGATTTTTCTGCTTCGTGTCTGCAGACCGATGCATGTGGTTTTGGGAAATTTAATATTGAAGTGGGGTGTTTTAATTCACCTAATATTTCAGAGTTATCTACATCCTCATAATCTCCATAACAATCTGATTTTTTGCTTTTCGCTTTTTTAGAATGATTTTTGTTCCCTTTGATTTTCTGTGGATTATATGTTGGTAATCGCTTGTAAAAAACCATAATATCTTCGTGCTGCCGCAGTGGCATTCTATTAGCGTTTAAAAAACCAGTGGTTAATTCCTTATTCCATATTAAATTATATCTATGTATTCTCTGATTAGATAACATCATTGTGGCTGTAAATTTATCTTGTCCAAATAATATAACTGCTCCATTATCTTTAATTATTCGTTCATATTGTAACCACAGCATATCTGGTGATATGATTACATCCCATCGGTTTTGAGTGGTTCCATATGGTAAATCTGTAATAATCATATCAATTGATTTATCTGGGATTCCCGGTAAAAGTTCAAGACAGTCTCCGATTATCCATTCTTGTTTTGTAATCAAATTAAATCACCCTCCTCATAACAACTCTTAACATTAACTGCAACACTGGATAAAATACTATCAACGCAGAAATAATAAACAATAGCACCATCAGCCCGAAATAATACAAGAATTCCACGCCGACACCAAAGAGCCCAGGCATGATGTAGACTGAACTCTCCTGTATAATTCTAACACCCAAACACGAGATCCCTACTATTATGGCCTGCATGAATACCAGCGCTAAGAAATAGTAGAATATTGATTTGGCAATTCCTTCGGTTCGGTCCCATAAATATAATACTCCTACTAACAATACCATCGCAGAAAACACCACAATGACAAACGCCCGGATGATAAAAAATATCATTTGTGCCAGCCAGATAAACGCCATCATGAAGTAGAGTATGGCATTCTCTGTCGTGGGCTCCAATGACTTAGGTACATCCTGCATTAATGATAAGGTAATCATCTGTTCGAAGTCTAAGATTAATGGCACTATAAAATGAGCTAGTGCCACAATAAAAATACCTTTCATCATCTTAGATACGTATGATCGGTAGTGATAGCCGTTGAAGTCTACTGTGACAAAATCTAAGTTGGCCAGCTTCTCCGGCTTATATCTATTCAAGAGTACAACCCCGGCATGTACGAATATAATCGCAGTAAACAGACAATAAAAAATATCAGTGCATATCTGGTTAGTATCGCGGACCGCCGGAATAGAGTACGGATCTACGTTGTGGGCGGCCATCCTAATAATCGTATCGCTGTCTGATGAACCGTTCCCTATTGCATAGATATCATTTGCGAACCCAATTAGCGTCTGTCTGTTGCCCATCTCGATCATGTCTGCGCCTACTTCGACTTTGCCAGCGGATGCCAGCGGGATGCATAGCAGAAGTATAATAAGTATTAGTATTTTAATATTCAAATTAAATCACCACATACATCAAAACTTTTTTTAATACCCCATCCGAACACAATAAGCAAGGCAAATGTCACGAACACCTCTGGAGTATTGAACGGTTTGTTAGGGTCCAATTCCACAGTAGACAGATTCAAGTCTTCAATCTGTCGCATTTCATACGGATCATGCATTGTAATTGTTAATTTCGATAGGTCGAACTCTGATTCATTCATGTTTTTGAGGACTGCAACATCATTCTGATATGCAAATAGATCAGAGTCATCTTCCCAGTATAGACACTCGGAGAAATTCACAGCGCCTACCGCTGACACCCCCGACAGGGTCCGCCTAGTTATAGTCTCATCACCATAGGTATACACGGTCTTTGTAGTTGTATTATATACCGGCACGTAGATATCCACATGTGGATTTATCGTATTATTGTAGATGGTTATGTTGGCGGCAGCATCGGTGTTATTTTGAAATTGTTGTGGTGCTTCGGCAGATGCAGATAATGTCATGTATTCATCATGGTAAGTCTTTTTGATGTACTTCCCACCATTGACTGTTGTTTTTAGTACTGATTTGTGCCATAGTAAATGTACATCTATTTCAACGGTAGTAATATTACCTTGAGTGAATGTGCGCTGTTCTGTAATCTTAATCCAATCAAAATTATTATTCCAATATAGCCCGGCATCCCATAGTTTATATTCAATCACCGGTTCTGAATTGTTGTAGTATTCAGTACCATTAATCCGGGCTATTAGTTTGAATCCTACGATGTCAATCCATCCTCTTATGTGTTTATGTGCTTGAACAGTTTTGTTTGGTTCTCGGTATTCTGTGACAATATCCAATGAATCATTGTAGGGTGTCTCGTTGAAAATGTCAAAGATACTACCCATGGCTGCCGCTGGAGTTACGATGAATAAAAACGTAGTTAGTAATATAACATGCCTCATGCAGACGCCAAGAATAATACCGCCATGTAGAAACAAGTTACAGTTCCAAGTATTTTCAACAGCGCAAATAATCCTTCCTGCGCCCCAGCTTTCTTCTGTGGATCATGTACAGCAGCAGAGTAACATCCGGTTCCAATCGTTATGCTCAATACACCGAAAAACACTAAGGCGAAAAATCCCTTAGCATATCCGATGAATTTTACTAATCCAGACACATCAGCATTATTCTTATTTGGATCAACTACATTGATGGTGATTTCTGCCGACTCACTACCAGCCCAGCCGTATTGTGGCTGATCATCCATGTAGAATTTGAATTTCGTATTTCCGGGTGTGGTTGTTTTAAATGTCGCTTTCATGTTACCATCTGCATCGAAATCGATGTGTTTATAGGCGTAATCCAAAGTCCAGCCATTACCATCGTCATACCACATCTCAACGAAGCATATCATCACGTGATTCTTTTCAAATGGTTGGCCGTCATCTCTGGTAATCTGGCCCGAGATCCATATCCACTCACCAGTATCAGCGGAATCTGGGGCATTGATTGATATGCTAGTCGGTGCAAGCCCCGCAGATACAGCCGGGAGAAGTCCCACAATCATTATTATGAATATTATTTTTCGCATCATTTATATCACCTAAAAGAATGTTTCGAATATGTAACACCCTGCAAGATACACAGCGGCACCGAGAATTAATATTTTCGCAATACCGAACAGCCCATCTTGTGCCTCATGTTTCATATTTGCATTATTCATCGCAGAAGCAATAGGGCCCTTGCACAATATCATTGTAAGTCCAATTAAGAATCCAAAGAACGCACCCCATTTCGTGGCAGCAATTACCACCCCGAAAAAACCGCCTCCGAATGGAATACTTGCTTTTGTGTTCTTTATGTCGTCTACATCCATGGAATCATTTGTGGCGATTGCAACAGGAACTATACATATCATCAGCGCAAGTATATAGAATATTTTAATATACAACATAATAATAAGTTATATGGTACTCAAAGTATATATGTGTATTGCAACCATTATATGTATATTAGTATAAAATGTATACACTGCCCCCAAAGCATATATATTATGGACTGTATATATAATGATATTATGAAAATCATAGGCTTTTCGAAAGTAGCTGCACAGAAAAAGATTACATTGATCGAATCTGTGGCCGGATTATTGAACATAGAAATCGGTGATCGAATCGTATATCTTCAATCCAAATCTGGAGATATAATTATAAAAAATCAATCTGACATAGAAATAAAAGATTCCGATGTTGAATCCTGAGTCGTTCGTATCGAAAGTAAGAGTACGGCGATTATGTTTTATTCCTAGAATATGTGAATAGATAATATTAAGTATGATTAAATCATATTAAGTATTGGTGAATCAAATGACAGACCATTTAGCACACTGGAAATCTCAAAATTGTCTTGCTACACACTATGAAACATTGAATAGCTATGTTTTATGTGTGACTGCAAGGGATGTAGTGGTTCATGAAGGCGACGGATGTAAAGGGTGCCCATATAGTTGAGGTGAATCACATGAAAGATATTAAATTCAGAGCATACACCGATACAAAGGTGTTAGAAGATGTCGTCGTATTAGATAATAAAACCATATTAGTTTTAAATAGCGGTGAAATTAAAAAATATAAAGTAAAAGCGATTGTTCAATACACCTGCATGAAAGACAAGAAAGGTGTGGAGATATACGAATGCGACATCATAGCTGACAAATATGACAAAGGTGAAGTTGTATACGATGATTACATTGGTGCATTTGCTTGGTCTGGTGGAGAAGATTGGGGGATGATATTTGCAAACGATGTGGAAGTCATAGGAAACACCCACGAGCAGGAGTTGCACACATGAAGCCAAACCTAACCCCAAGACACCTCCTAGAAGCACATCAATTTGAAAGACAGCTAGCAGCATATGAAATCATTGAAAGAATCGATGCACTTGAGAAGCAGATAAAGAACAAAGATCCGCGATTCATTGCCGTGGTGAACCAGCACGGACAGATAGTAATACCAATAAGAGAACGCGATAAACTAGGATTGACTACCGATAGTAGGGTGGCCGTGTATCATATCGAGAAGGTGGACTAATGAGCGCAGATAATTTGGCAATATGTCCAATGTGTAGGGCGGATATTGAAACAGATCCACTTGTACCATTTGACGAAAATGAAGATAATTACACGGTATGTGAATATTATGATTTAGTACTGAATATAGATGGTACTTTGAGTATATGGTATTCAGGTATATGCAAGAATTGTGGGGCTGAATGGCGGTATATCAACGAAAACATATCTTGTAAATCGGCGGATCTGTGATTATTGGATGATATCAATCAATAAAAATACCTGCAATGAATGCCAGCGGTGTTGCCACGGTAAGCCGGGCACAACCACCCACGCACACCACACCAGCACACATCACAAACCACAGATTGACAACAACCATCGTTGTGAACTATTGAACAGCCAGAACAATTGCGGCACATTCCACAAACCCGTCGAATGCGCCATATATCCCATCGTGATTGCGGACGGTGAAATCTTCGTAGATATGGCATGTCCTGCCTGGCAGGAAGCAGTCAAGCAATGGGATGAACAATTCGGCGGCCACATCGATGATTATAACGACGGTAGAGACGACCATAAGTTTGTTAATTTGTGGATTGCAAAAAGCAAATTGTAGGTGGTGAATCACATGATAAAATACACAATAATAATCTTGCATTCACAACTGTGTTTTCTGATTAATAAGTTCTTAAACAATCAAAACAGCCGTGATAGTAAGAATATGATATATCCAACTACGACCCCAATTATAGATATTGCACCAATGGTTTTATTTTTCCACGACTTGAGTTGTTCAACATCTTTTCCAATGCCCTTTACATACAATTCAAGTGCTTCGGTACGTTCATCTATTCTAATGAGAAGGTCGTGGTCAGTCTTGGACAATGCCAATATATCTACTCCAATTTAGATTTATATGATTATATACTTTTAATTATATATTAGTTGTGGTGTGTTTTATATCCATTGAAAGTTGTAACTATTATGAGGTAATACAATGTGGAAATGTCTAAAGTGTGGAAGAGAATTCAAAAACAACATCTTGTCTCATGGAGAATTTATTGCTGGTAAAACCACATCTAAGACCACATCTAAGAAATTCTGTGATGGCAAACTAGTTGAAACTAAATCATAGTTCTGGATGTGCGCCATGGTGCGGTGGTTTTCTATCATCTATAGGCTACAATTGTTTGGCAGACAAATCTGCCTGTTGTTTCACAGATTCAATAGTTATTTGTATTTCGATCTGTCTTACGATATGTGTTTTGGATGCCTCAAGTTTATCTATCTGGTATTGTATTCTTCCAAGTTCTGTATATAAATCCATGTTAATTCCTCTCAACTGTAACTAATCCAGTGCCGCCACCAGTCCCGGCGGTTTCAGGAGTATATTTTATACCTGTTGTTCCAAAATTAACAGGTGTGATATCATTACTTGCCGGTTCTGAACTATATGTTCCAAATCCTATGTGTACTTCCTGCCCATCGAATGCTTCATTTGCGCCTTGATCTACTGTACTCCATGCTTCCGTCCAATCAGTACCATTTCTATCATTGTCTCCAGTGGTTTTGACATAACAATCATCTTCCCAGTATTTCTCTTCAATTGTTGCCGCTGCAAGATTATCACATGGTGCTGAACTGGCAGACATTGAATATAGTTTGAAACTATGATGCATCACTCCACTATCATATTGTTGAGTATCCCCCACATCTAATAAAACAGTAGTATATGTTGAACCCCATGCTGTTTTGAATGTGAAAGTAGCAGCATCACAGGGGGATGGACAATTATGATCAGTCATTGTAATCTCGCCCCAACCATCTTTTTCAAGAAGATTTTTACATAAACTACCAACCAACCTAGTTTGTGAATATGTATCGTATGTTACCAAAATATAGGGATCATATGTAGTATCTGCTTCTTCCCTCGAATTAAAATCATTGTTGTGAGATGTGATTCCATCTAATACTTCGTCCACATATCTCGCTAAAATTCCAAGATATGAATCTCCATCTCTTAATGCATCTTTTAGTATTGCTGTGATATTTACATTTTTATAACCTGTCGTAGTCCATGTATCAGTTATGGAATAATCAGAATTTGTAGGTTGATTATTCCAAGTAACTGTGTTTTCTGTGAATTGAGCATCCAAGCGCCGAAAAGATATTTCTAATGTGTTAGCGACAGAGTATTGGCGTAGATATAAATAGCACGTGATATTTTTATACGGAACATCTATAATAGTACTTATATCAAATTCTAATAATGTTCTGAGGACATCACGATATCCTGAATTTTTATTCTTGAAAATTTTTAATGTCGATTCTGTACCATAAGTTGCATCTGGCGCAAACAAATCTATAAATGCATCCTTGGTTGGGTATATCGTTTGTGAAACCATTTATACCGCCTGGAAGATAATGCTACTTCCAGTTGAAACTTTCAATGTCAAATCCTGACTGGCTGTTGCTTGAAGTGTATCTGCTCCGGTAATATCATTATCACCCATCTGTATATTGCCAGTCATTGGAACAGAACCGTCTGCGTAAAAATCACCACTCCCCCCTCCGCCTATCTCTTCCCACGAGGACCCATCATAAATCTGGAATTTATCAGTGTCGGTCTCATATATCGCCTTTCCATCTACAGCCGTCGGGCGAGTTCCAGAAGTACAAACAATAATTCCAAAGTTATTACGATTAGTAAAATCCTTAACATTTGTGTCTATTTCTACGTCTGCCATGATATCAACTCCGTGTATTTATTTTGATTCCATGTAAAACATGACCATACACAAACCAGTGATCCTGCATTCACCATTGTTTGTACCTGTTGGCACGATTCTTATCTTTTTTAGATCGGTCGTTGCAGTAATATATGCTACCATAGGAATGTCAGATTCACTTGATGTGCCAAGCGCATGTCCGATATCAGTCTCGATATCTGACGTCTTATCAACAAATCCGGCCCCATCATCAACCCATATTGCCACATCCGTCAATGAATCACCTTGTTTGGCAATTGTGAAATCTACTCCGTGTGTATGTGCTGATTCAGCTAGATCCGATTGAACATTTGAAACATTTGAGGCACACACAAACTTATTAATTGGTCCGGACTGTGTTTGTACTCCAATATATGCAATATCAGAACCACTCGCTGCTGTTAATGTAGGTTGATTAATATCAATTCCGTGGGAGTGAGCAGAACCGCCGCTTGTAGTTGCAGAGAATGCCCGGTAATCATCCACAATATAAGTCAGTTTAATCCGATTGATGAATATCACTTCAGAAGGAAGTTCAAACCACATCTCATAAGGGGTGGTATTGTCACAGATGTCTGGGAAATTCACAATAATCAAGTTTGTGGCACCTAACCCATTCAAGTTCGATAAGTCATAATCTCGCTCAATTCGTGCAAGTGCCTGAGATATATCTTCCTCGGGGGTGTAAAATTCCATCCCGATAACCTTATCTTCTAGGTTACGCATGATCTTCTTAACTCTGAGTGTGGAATCTACGCCCTGCTTTCGGTCAATTATTCGTATCCAGTCACCAAGCCCATCCCCTGTAACGTACTTTAAGAAATCTACATTTAGCGTTTTAACTGATGCCACCGGCGCTGCAACATCCAAGATGGCTTTCGCTGTGGCAATTGCTATGTCTGTACTTACAATTCCAGTATCTACATATGGTTTGCCTTCCATGACACCAACATCTCCCTGACTTGTGGTAGCCACGGCATGTGTACAGTCTGCGTTACTACCGTCGAAGCCCTGGCTCCGGTCATTGTCAGGTTCGTTTATGTCAATCCATGGCACACAGACCTGTATCTGGTTGATGCCGTCACCGGCTCCGAATACTCTTTGGCGATTGACTACTTTCATGGTGACTTTGGTTTCGGCTGCAATCTCTGTTTCAATTCCAGCTGAATATGTTGCATTCGGTGATCCTACAGACCCAGAACCACGGGCACCAACATCAAGTTTTAGTGTTCCAGAATCATTCCATACCCAGAAATCCTTATCGTTCTGAGAGCAGATAGTAGCAATTGCCCTTAGTAAATTCTCATGTGAAAACCTGGCCGTTCCAGATAAAGTATCAGAATAAGTGATTGTGCCAGTTGAAACCTTAGTACTATATGCAACCAGCGCCGTTATGATAGTAGCGCCCGTCTGGTTGATCCACTGTGCGTCCCTGGGTGTCCGTTCATCAAGCAACAGAACCTTATAGTCCCTGCCTTTCAAGATTAAATCTACGCCGTCCTGTTCGACCCATTCTAAAAACCCGCCAAATATCTGCGTTCCGTCCTTATCGTTAATCAATACTTCATGTGATGCCAGCAGATGACCGCCGTGACCTATGGTTGATCGAACCGAAGTGGATGGGCCATTCAACCGACAGGAGAACATATCGAACACGTTATTCTCGCTTTCAACTTTCAGGTCAGTAACGGTGTACTCAGTTCCATCGAACGAAAACGACTCCGACATTTTTAATTGCCCCGATAAGATATAATGCCATTCTGTTGGAAGTGCATCATGACTTCGATGATACTGCCTTTCTTTCCCGCGCCGATGTACTTTACATCTAAGTGGTGAACTAAATACTGGTGGTCTGCGTCTGCTGTTCCCATCTCTAATACCAGCGGAGCAAGGTCATCTTGGGTATACGTTCCGTCGAATCCAGAGTAATCCATTTTTAGGTTCAGCAATATCAATAATTCGGTTAGGTCTGACTCTGAGGTAAGATATCCAAGGATTACTAAGTCATCCGGCTGCCTCCCCATCGAGATATTAATCCCGCCTTCGTATAGGGCAAACCGTTTGTATTTGCCTCTAGGGACTATCTTAATATCCTTTCGCACTGGGTTTCGTTGTGCTGGAAAAGTGAACAGTGTACTCCCGGTAACAACCTCATAATAGTCATCTCCTGACACTCCGTCTGTTGACATGGTAGCTGCAGTTCCATCCATATCTTCTACAGTTAATGTGTTTGTGGCTGTGTCAGTAACCTTATATGCATTGCCTTGGGCTGTCCCGGACAGGATCTTGACAAACCCGCCATTGAACTGGTCTGTAGTGAAACTGCCAGTATCAGTAATAATCGTTTCTGCAATGCCTGTGACTTTACCGCCGAACCGTTCCGTTGTAGTTTTGGTTGATAATGTTAGTGCGGATACAGACCAAGGAGCATAAAGTGCCTTCCCCGCAGCTTCGTTTGCGACTGCATCAAGACCATTCGGATAGCCCAAGCGCCACTGTGCCATCTCAGAACGCCCCCCATGCTGATTTTTGGGCTTGCTTGCGGCTAGTCATTTCGATGAAGTCATCAATATCTAACCCATTAGTAAGTACAAATGTAGCACCATCGTAATTATTATTTATAGTAGTATCGCCTCCACCAAAACTGCTTGCGGATTCAGTGCCTTTCATTCCAACAGATTCACCTGCTTCAAGATGATGCAATCCTGTATATGATGCAAAACCGCCAACCGCATGTTCCGTAAATTCTTTTTTAATTAAAAAGGACATTAACTTACCGGTTGGAAATGTCTCGAGTGCAGTTAATAATCCTTCTAATATTTCTTTTGCGCCACGTATGTTTTTAATAAGTCTCCCAAATTCAGTCCCTATACTTCTAGCCCAATCTAGAATCCCAACTTTCTTTAATATAAGAATCGTGAAATATGTAGTAAGTGTGGCTATTGCTGCAACAAGTAAAAAGGCTCCCGCCGTTGTTACTGCAAATGCACCCAATAGCCTACCTAACCACAATACTACAGGCAATATGCCTTTGGAATATAAACCAATAAACAATGCTTTCAAAGCACCCAGTTTCCCAAGTACACCAGCAATACCAAGACCACCCAAGAGAAAACCACCAATCACAGCAAGCCAAGTGATTACTCTCTGTGCTTCTGGATCAAGTTCTTTAAACCAGTGGTATAAATCACCGAATTTCTCCGCCACCCATTCCATAGCAGGACCCAACGTTTCATCCATGATCAAAGCGATTAACTCCAAATACATATGAATAATCTCAAGCTGTGTGCCAACCCTCGGCATAGTCATAAGAAGCGCAGCAAAACCACCAACTCCTATCATCCTAAGAAACTTTGATACCATCTTAGTTTGATTAGACATCCTAAACATTTCAGTAGTGGTACTCTTGACATGTTCTGAGACCGTTCGCAGTTCTGTCTTAACCTTCGCCAGACTAGAAAATAAATTCATGTCTTTGAACAGGCCGACAATTTCCATGCTTCCTACTTCAACCATGATTCTGCTGACTCCTTTCTTTTGCTTTGATGGTATTAATCACAATTTCCAATGCTTCAATATTCCGGTTGTCTTCCGCTTCAATCTCGGATGGTAATTTCTTTTGTTGGTAGGCCAATCCTGCCACTCTGACCAAATGCATTATACTTGGATGAGTGAACTCGGTTAGGACCGCTTCGATAAAAAACCTTTTTCCTCCTTGGTGATGTAAGACTTTGCCATGACTTCCCGTGATATATCATCACGGAGATCTGGATGCATGGACGATATGGCATCAAGTTTCTCAGTGCCGGACAGTTCAGGCCAGGTCTTGCCATTGAATGTAGTATTGATATCCAATAGACCAACCTTGATTATCTCTTCAGCAAGGCCCGATGTGTCGATCTCTACATCTTGGCCCACCATACTGACAAATCCCTCTTTCATAGAATCTGCTTCTTTGTTGGTCATGACTTTGAGTTTTAGATTTAGGGTAGCTCCCTGGAACTCAATTGATTTTAGAACTTCGCCTCTTGGTACAAAGAGTATAGACTCCGGCACCATTTTTGTATCTTCTTTTTTGTCACTTGACATATTATTTATTCTCCGTGTGTAATGGTAAACCCGTCATATTTTTTACCTGTAGTTGCTGTACACCAAACTTTTAAAGGATATATTGGATCACACGGGACATACCAGGGGGGATATTCAGTCGCTTTTCCACACGGCTTAACTTTTCGTTTTAGTTTGCCGGTCCCGTCACAAATAGGACATTTTTTAATGTCTCCTTTACTATTTTCGACCCATCCTTTTCCTGAACAACCATGACATTCTATACAATCACTTAAATAGAATGCTACGGTATCTTCTTTTTTGTCACTTGACATATTATTTATTCTCCGTGTGTAATGGTAGACCCACCACATTTAATCCATCCTTTTCCAGAGCACCCCTGACATTCTTTACATTCACTCGAATACCATGCTACAGTATCTGAAGTTGTTGTTCCGCTGGTGGTTCCGGCAATTGTACAATTTGTTATACTTCTTGACATATGTTTTACCTCTTGGTATTTATTTGCGCCGTGAATGGGGGATAAACACCCCTAAAACGGCCTTTGACACATGGCTTAAGCACACACAGTATCGTAATCTGTTTCGATCGGTGTAATTTCAGCAATTGCAACACTGGCAATCTTTAAACCTATATCCTGGATCACAACACCTTGTGTTATATCAACAGGTGGGCTTACTTTTTCTACCATGACCCCACTCAGAGTCCAGGTTATACTATAATTGCCATTCGTTACAACAAACGTGTTTGTACTTGACAGTTCTGAACCTGCTTTAAACAAATCCCACATCGTTGAAGCACTCGTCTTCATCGTCACTCCGGCATCCCATAGTTGAACTTGTGGGGACGGTTGTGCGATAAGTTCCCCAACAGAGGCATCCATGGCTTCATCAACCTGCAATTGATTATCAAACCCAAGCCTCGCTTGAGTCACATAAGCGGATATATCATTTCCGCCTAATGTTAATGTTAAATCAGAACTCTTATATGGTCTGATGTTCGTGGCAGTATATTTTTTCAAAGAGTCGACAGATGCTTGATATGCTCTGACAGTAGTATTTTTGACTGCCACCTGTGAAACAAAATCGGCGTTGAATCGCATCCAGTCACCTTTCGTAAACACAAAGTCGCCCTTTTTGCACATCACACCTTTATAATCTCTTGTGAAATCTGTTGTCCCGTGGTGGTGCCCTACCTGTATGCTCAGAGATTGCATAGTGTTCGATGCAGCTAAAGTATGCACGTAAGGTGTAACCCTCATCTGGCCTTGTGTCAATACCGGAATTGTTGTGAAAGATGCAGTTGAAACCCTTGATCTGATCCAATATGCTTCTTGGCTATTGATCTCTGTTGCAGCCCAATCTGCGGGCGCATCAAAAACAAGTTCTCCTGATGCTGTTAGTCCGCTTGTCCCATCAGTAGCAGATAATGTTTCCCATGAATCACCATCATAATACTCCCATGTAATAGCTGTACCAACACCAACAGTGCCAAAATTGAAAACAACCCCATCGAATTTTGCATCATCACCATAATAAAATGCATCTTCTTGTACTTCTGTTGCAGGCATTAATGGACAATCAGCCGCAGTTGAATCATTGAAATCTGTTGTATCATCAGTAAAAGCACCACCATCATCCAAGAACGCATAACCTATATCCTGTCCCGGTGAATCAGTCATATGCATACACAACATTGGAAGCCGCATATGCTGAACCAACATTTCCATAGTTCCCCCAAAACTTGGAACCATTGGATAATACTGGCCCACTGTCGCTGAGTCTGTCGTATCCATTGGATTCAATGGTTCGAGTGTTTGGGAATCACTGTCCGTCCACTTCTGGACAAAGCCCGGCCATGCATGTGTAGTGGCTGTATTAGCGGTTCCATAACTTGAATCTTCAACTGCATAGCTGAAGACTGACCTTCTTCCTATAAAGTATTCTGTACTTGCCATATTGTTTTACCTCTTGGTTTATTTTTATTATCAGCCACTTGGCGCACGAATAATTTGAATCCACCCCATAGAAAAGTGGTTGTTGATACTACATTTCTGGGATGGATAATTATATATTAGATTGAAACATATTAATAGTTGTTGGGAACAGTTTCCTATTAAAAAACTTACGATTTAATCTGAAATATTGATGCCTGTGAATTTAATTTGGATTTCGCATCTTTTTATCCGCCCCCCGATCTCGTCGAGTACGGAACTTATTCTCACGTTTTGATAATCAAAAAGCGTTGGAACTGTATGTGTTCTCCAGTAATCCCTTAAAAATATATTCACAGATCCAACAAGATACTCCGCTAATGTGTCGCCTTCTAACTTCCGCACATAATCTACATCGAAGTCCGTTGTATCGTCAGGGGTATCTCCACCCTGCCCCCAATCAATCGAATCATATCGGCCATCTGAATCGTTGTCTATGAGTAAATAATCTGTAGTTTCTACAAACGTATGTGCTGCGCTTGATAGGGTGCCTGTAACCTCAGTAATCCCTGTCACCGGCGTTTCATCTAGAGCGTATTCATCTGTACCCGCTGCGAAAGTATGAGATTCATTCGAGACGGTATTTACAGCCAACAGAGGCTTCGTTTTAATCGTGTAGGCATTAATAAGAAGTGTGACCGTATCCTCTGTTTCAGTCCCGCCTATTCCGATATCCCCCATTGATGAGGTGTCCATTCGTGTGACTGATATCCGGGGGAAGTTGTTCTCGTTATTTACGATGGCTTCTAGTAATGGTCGATCTGGATAAATCCAGTTAGATGATAATCCGGCTGCTGCTCTGGCTGTAGCATTAGGATCTGTGATATTTGCCCGGAGTAGTCCGGTGATAAACTCTTGTGGTGATACTCTTGAGTCAGTCATGCTAACACCCCCCTTAGTTCAGTTGTGCCCCACACGTCTGTGATTTTAGCATTGTCTATCTGCAATCGTTTTTTATAATGGCATTCCCATTCGTCTGATATTTCGAAACCTATACAATTTCTGTTAGTGTTCATACAAGCTTCTAAAGTAGTTCCTGAACCGAGACATGAATCATGAACGGTGTCACCTTCGTTAGTGTATGTTTTAATAAGATATTCAAAAAGGGAGATTGGTTTTTGGGTGGGGTGTTGACCTTTTTGTGAAACAGACCCAAATTTTTGAATCGTAATTGGAAATCTAGTTCCAGTATCACGAACTCTATCTTTAGATATCTTTAAATATGGACTATATGTTGAATTAAATGTTTTACGTCTATCGATTATATTACGTGTAGCTATAGTTTTTATTGGATTATATTTTAATTTCCCATTACCAAAAACCAATATATTTTCATGTATTTTCATAGGCATTATATCGGCTGTGAAAAAACCGGTTGGTCTTGATTTATTCCATATCCACTCATACTTAAACATCTCAATATTACTCATGATAAGTGCACTGGTGAATGGTTGTGCTGCAGTCAATACAATAGCACCATTGTCTTTTATAATGCGCTTATACTGTTCCCACAATGGTTCGAATGGTATCACAGTATCCCAACTACAAGCAGTAGTACCATAAGGCAAATCTGTCAATATCATATCAATAGATTTATCAGGAATCTCTGGCAAAAGGTCAAGACAGTCTCCAATTTTCCATTCTTGTGTTGATGTCATTCAGAAAATTCCTCCCTGAATACATTCGGTGATATGTTCTGTGCGTGTTCTAACGCTTTCCTGAATGGTGCCATTTCATCAAGAGATACCATCATCCCACCTTTTGAGAGTACAATCTCTTCCCGGGTCTTCCGGGATGGCCGTTTCAACGCCCGACCTGATTTGCCTATGGCTTCAAATCCTAAATCATCAAAGTGTAATATAGCCCATTTACCCAGCGACGTCAAACTTCCTGCCGCATCAGCAAACGGCACAAAATGCTTTTCAGTACCGAACTCGTGATAAATACCATACGGTACACTGTCGTTAAGCCTGAACCCATACCCGTCTTCAATCACTGTGGAATGTACGCCGTCCCTGAATAGTCCTGAGTTCACACCTTGTTTGTGCCCTGAACCTTTGACAAATGAATTTATAGTTTCCTTGGCATCCACTTCTGATTCTATTCCCAATCGCCCCATTGATTTTTGGATATGTTTCTGTGCTTTCATAGAATATGTATTGATGTTCTTATCAAGTTCGATGGAATTAACACTAAGCTGCATATGGTACCTCCTGCAATTCACATGTCATCAAAACCGGGTTGTCAATATCTCGATCAACGTATAAGATGCTAACCACCACATACATGCTGTTGTCACCATCAGATGTATCAAGAATCTTATCATCAACCTCTGGCATGGTGGCACTTGAGCCAGTCCACAAGAACACACCCCTTATCTGCCGGTCTTCCATCTTACCTGCAAACTTATCATCGTGCTTGAATGATACCGCAGATATCACACCTTTTATGGTGCTGTCTGTCTTAGATACGCTGATGGGGTGTCCGTTTGGGTCATTGACAACAGTCTCCTTGCGCAAGGTCATGTCAATGCCCTCCCAGCGTCCGAATATCTGGGTCATGTGCTTTGACAGTCCTTTGATCTGCGTGGATGTGGTCATTTCAAATTACCAATGTGCTTGTTCTTAGTTGTCCAATTGCTTGTGTAAGTCTGGTTATTTCTTTATCCTGTTTTTCTATATTTCGTAAAATTGATACATATGGTTCACCCACAGCCACGGTTACACCTGACGGTAATGAGTAGCTGGTGACGTCATCGTATTGGCCGCCTATTTGATCTATTAACATTCTAAGTGCAGAAATGGTCGCAGACAACGCAGCGATATTAGTCGGCACAGTAGTATACCCATACGTGTAAACCGCCTTAACTCTATGATTCTGATGTGCAAATGTCTTAGAAGTTAACCTGATGCGCCCCATCCCAGAATCAAGCCAATAGTCAGATGCAGACCAAGTGATTATCAGTGTGCCGGACGCATCATAAGATACAAGTGACGTTATGGACTGCACCGGGCGCAGGTCCAAAAAGATAGTATCGATATCTTCATCTTCGTCAAGATTCTCGATATCAATCCATTGGGTTTCAGTTGTGGCATTAGCAAATGATTTTTGGTACATTGCCCGAATCTCTGCATCAGATTCCTTAATGAAATCGGCTACATCACCTTCACCGACCACTGTAGAATCGATTCCTGCTTTTCGGTATACATCCATGGTAGTACAGTATAGGCCACTATCATACGCATCCACAGTGAAGTATTTGTAATCCTCAATCTTTGCCGTGGCAGTCGATGGAGTAAACGCATAACTCCAATCCCCATATGCTGCGTCTGATGGTATGGTAAAAATATATGTATATACACCAGTGGATTCTTCCGTTAAATCACCTATTGCCTTCGTGGTGTTTGCTGCACCCACATTATCATATATCACAAGTGCTAATGTGGACGGTGTTTGTGGGTCTCCATCTTCATCTAAAATGGTGGTTTTGCATTCAATCTTTTCACCACGCCTATATTTTGTCATTATGAAACCTCTAGTGTTTGGCTTATTATTCCTGAATCAGTATTTGTTTGTGAGATTATTCCTGAGTCGGAGAGTGTCTGTGTAATACCTTCATATACAACAGCACCATAATCTGGCCAGTAATCATCTATGAAATAATCTTCTGGCCAGTATGTTGTAGACCAGTATCCTGCGGTGAGTAATCCCATTATGTACCGTCCAATGTTGTTCCGGTCCTATTTCCGTTTGTATCCACCGTTGTTGTTATTCTGTCTTTCGTATCAGGTCCATCTCTGAATGTAATCGTTGTTGTTCCTCCTCCAGATACCTTCGCACAACAAGATGAGAATATAAGGCGTAGCATTTCTTCAAGATCATATGTGCCGTCTGCAATACCGGCTTTGATTTCAGCCACCGTGATGTCATTTAGTCCAGCGATTGATGCCGGTAGCGTTGTTCCTGTGTCTGTTAGAATATCAGTAACATTACCTTGCATTGTTGTTATTGTGCCTGGGACAGTTGTACCAGTATCAACAAGTATGTTGTCCACGTCGCCCTGCATCGTAGTGATTGTAGCAGGGATGGTTGTACCCGTATCTGTTAGAATATCAGTAACATTACCTTGCATTGTTGTTATTGTGCCTGGGATAGTTGTACCGGTATCTGTAAGAACATCAGTAACATTACCTTGCATGGTTGTAATTGTTCCTGGGATTGTTGTGCCGGTGTCAGTGTGAATATCAGCAACATTTGATTGTAGTGTTGAATCAGATACGATATTTGCATCTACCTCCGCCTCGATCTGGAACGTGTGAGACATTGCACCTGTGACTCCACCGACTGTCGCAGACACACGAATGGTATATGTTTTTCCCTTTTCAAGTCCGTTTGCTGCAGAAAGAGTTATCTGCTCAGAATAATACCCCGTTGTTCCTGCATCGTCAAGTTTTGCGGTGCTGCCTGTTAATATAGGCGTGCCAGTTTCATCTTCATATACTCGATATGTTGGTACTGCATCTGCATCTGTTACTGCGCCGGTGGCTGGTGTGTGGGTATTGCAGGTGAATGTTAACACGTCATCTATTTTCCACGATCCTAAATACATTAGTGCACCACCATCCCACCGAAGATAGTTGAGTTCATCCCGTCTTCGTTAGAAAATATACCTTGTTTTCCTTCTGCAATTACTGCATTTGAATACCCGTCCGTGATCACATAATTAACACTTCCAAATGACCCATAACCGTCCGTGATTACTGTGTATTGTGTCATTATGTTGCCCTCGTTATTGATGTAGGTGTAGTCGCACTATCAAGCGTGAAGGTCATAGCAGATGTACTACCATCGGGTTTTTTGACTAGAAGTGTCGTACCCGTGATTGATTTTTCCTGCATCATCTGTTGTATGGCTAAGATTGCCTGTGCGATTGTGGGCTGGTTTCCATCAGTGGCATAACTGTCAGCGATTGTGTCTATAGTTAAGACATCCACTACTTCAGTATTAACCGATGCTTTCATAGTGGCGGTGAAATCACCGCTAGTCGGAGCATTGGTCAAGTTTGTGGCTGTGGTGACACCTGCGATTGTATCGGTCGTGACCACATAGTCAGCAGCAGCTATAGTCCTGGCTTCCATCTCAGTGTTTGTGGGGGCGTCGTAGTCAGTTAGAGCGGAGTCAGCTTCAGTATTCACACTTGCCTTCATCGTGGCGGTGAGATCACCGCTAGTCGGAGCGTTGGTCAGATTCGTTGCTGTGGTTGTGGTGGTTACGGTTGGAACCGTAACATTCGTTAGTGTATGTGCAAGTGTGGCATCCTTGATATTGTTAAAGTCTATGCCAGCTTCCCCGGTTGCAGATACATCTAATGAGTTAGCGGGTGTGGTTGATCTTACCAACTTAGAATTACCATAATCAACATGATTGACCACTGCGTAAGAATCTCCGGTTTGCACGGTATGTCCTACTAACGAACCTACACTACCAGTGACATTACCACCAACATTCCCGGTAACACTTCCGACAGCACCGACCACAGAACCGACAGATCCAGTTACGTTTCCGCCTACATTACCAGTTACAGATCCAGTTGATCCTGTAACACTTCCGACGGCACCGACCACAGAACCGACAGATCCTGTGACATTACCACCTACGTTTCCGGTAACTGATCCCACCGCACCTGTGACGCTTCCTGCCGCAGTCACTCCAGCGATGGTGTCGCCTACAACAACATAATCTGCTGCTACTATAGTTCTAGCTTCCATTTCAGTATTTGTCGGGGGATCATAGTCTACAAGTGCTGTATCACACTCTGCGTTCACGTCACTTTGACCCTGTGCACCAAGTTTCACACCGTTTGCGATTGATCCGGCATTAATACTTCTTACATTTACCAGGTCAAATTCTAATGTTTCACTGGTTGAATATCCAGTTGATACCACCCGTATTATAACGTTTCCGTCTACATCAACATGATCTTGCAACATTGAAAATCTATAATCTGTATCGGTAAGACTTGGAATTTCAAATGTAGCATAGTTTAGTTTATCCCACGCACTTGTTAAATAATTGTAAGCGTAGAAAATCAGTGTTCCGCCAGAGCTTGGGGACCGTAACACACAACTAACGTTGGTCGGTACCCTATTCACTCCGATTCCAAACCCGAGTTCTACGTTAATTGTACCGCCGGATTCAATAATTGTCCAATAACTTGTATCGTCTGTGCACGTATCACTGTGTGTGCCGGAGCTTACACTTCCAGTATTTACGGTGCCTGATGTTGAACAGTGGGTTGTGGGTACTACAGCAGTAACAATACTGTTGATATCTGCACCATTATCGTTCGCTGTCTGTGCCGTCCCACCTATTTCCAGGACATTCACATGGAAGCCTGTGGGGTCTGCCTGTGATTGTGATTCCCATTCGTTGACAATTGCTGCGGCAGATACTAAGTCTGTGTTTGCGGTGCATGTTCCGATCGTGGAATTTGCCTTAGCGTATCCTGTTCCATCATAATCCAGTTCACAGTTGTCTGCAGCGGTTGAATCGCCTGATATTTCCACAGCATCAACTTGAAGTTTATCAGTACCCTTAATCCAGGAATCATAAATATTACCGACCACGATGTTATAATGTGGACTCTCGAATGGCAGGACACCGTCACAGACACCCCTTATAAATCCAACACCTTCCTCTACGTTTTGGGCGGCGGTGATTTCGACATAATAATATCCACCGTCTGTATGCCCCCAATCATTTGCTCCGCCAGTCGTGAGTGTGATGCCAGTTACTGCAGTTGTACCGTCTGTTTTTTCAACTACCAGCGACACATCCATTCCGGCCGCATCGTAGGCTATTGATTCTTCTAATGATTTGAAATCAGTATCATCTATACAGGGTCCGACAACCATAACGATGGCTGCATCTACAGGTTTATATGTCACTTCGAGTCCTCCTTTGTGGTCATAATTTCGTTGAGATTGGTGATATCAATCATTCTGAATGTCTCCTTTTAAGCATTTCGAAATACCATATTGTACTTTTAATAATTTCATCTGCTGTATACTTTGATGGAATGAATTCTGGTTCAAACATCCCGTATGGATCGTAATCCAACCACTTATTTTCTTCTGCTGTGAGTGCCCGGTCATACCAGTGAAGAACTCCGACTGTACCATCAAAACAACCATTTCCGATTGGTACCTTATCATCAAAAAGAATAATATCCCCATTTGCTGCGTTGGCCGTTGCTACAAACGAACCGTCATCCACACCATTTAAATAAAAATGAAATGACGTGCCGGACTGTGTTAATGCTACGGTGTACTGCTCATTGATATTTATAGTTGTATCTGATGCATGGTTGGCGCCATCAATATAAGTTGCAAGCTTGAATGTTCCGCCACTCTTATCGTAGATATAAAATATGCTTCTGCCTGGTCCTGCCTCCCCCCCTATCGCCATTGCCACAAACGTTGAATTGTTAGTTTGTGTATTTGGGTTCCTGGTATCTTGTGTGAATCTAACGAAGATAGTCCAATCATCGTCCTGGCCGATGAAATTTGGTATTGTGACATGTTCATCTGACCCGGCAACATCCCAGCCATCCCTGCCCCATAATACATCTGATATGACACCATGATTCTGGTTTCCGGTTGCGTCGTATACGATGTTCCCTCCACCTTCGTTGAGGAGGTAAGACATTTTTAAACCTTGAGCGAGTGGATGATTCTGTTTTAGTTTCATTGGAATCTCCTGCCACCATTATTATATCTTGGTTTTTGTCTATTAATACCTCTGAATTGAGTGTATGGGTTGTGTGACTCTTCGCCAGTATATGCATATGCCCCGAAGTCCCAGGCGGCCCCATAGTCGTCTTGGTCTCCAGTTACAACGACAATTGGAGTGGATACATCGGAGGCGTCAGGTGTATTGAAATCACAACCAGTTATGAATGCTTCGTCGTATGTATCGCCTAGATCAAGAGCTGCGTCTATTGCGTCTGAAATAGATAATGTGGCTATGTCTGCGGCGATGTCGATATCGTCAGGTGTGGAGATTGATAACCAGCCGGATGTTCGTGTGAGTTTTGGGTCGCCGGTTACATCGCTAGCATGTTCCCACTGACTATATTCTGGGGTACTTGACCAAAAATTACCTAAAGGCCTGTACACACCTGTGGGACCAACATTTGGATATGTCCACACATGATGACAACCTACTGTGATGCCATCTGAAGAAATATAAGAAAGATTGTTCTTATATTCAGTATCCATAGTTTCTGATACATGTGTCCAAATGTTATAATAATTATCAATCAGAGTGTTGTTATACGCATAGTTTCTATCGACTGGATCATAATCTGTGTCCTGAAGATTTAATGCTTGTATCCCTGTACCACACCCAATGCATACATTATTATATATTTTACTGCGCTTCGTGGGCTTACCTACATCTTCTTGATTAAGCCCTATTGCGGCTGGATTCCATGAACGCCCACCCATTATATATACTTGATGATAATCTGTATCAGTGGTTCCTATTATTATATTATTCCTGACAACTGCTTCTATAGCACCATCAAGATATATTCCAACAGATCTACGACCCCACACTAAGTTGTTTTCAACCAGATGATTTAAAGTAGTGGAATTTGAAACTCCGATTCCTTCACCCCACCCCGGCCCGACTTCATTATATCTCACGATTGCGTTAGCTCGATCTACCCTAATTCCAGAATCCCAATTTCCAGATTCACCAATAAAAGCCTGTCTGTTATCTCTCATCACTTTACAATATTCAACAATGGCCCCTGTACCTGAATAATACACCCGGATCCCGGCTCGTCCAGTATCTTCTACTGTTACCCTTCTAACAATAACATTGGTGTTTGGTATTGCATAATCATCAGATATACCATAGCCATGTGAGTTTATAATTTTTATATCCTGAATTATAATATAATCTACTTCGTACGGGTATACTTGGATTTCCGTTGTCCTTCCTGATTCAAACGTACTTAAATCCCAACCACCGTTAATTATCGGCTTACCGTCTACATTAACGCCAACGGTTTCAGTTTCACCATTCATATAGTATGCGCCTAAGATTGCACGGTTATTTGAATCAACACCCGACCAATCCATTGCCAGTCTTGCATCTGATCTAGTTAACCAAGTATCACCACACTTGAAATACACATCATCCCCGGCGCTGAATGACCAACCATTTACCTTGGCTATAGTCGCCCAGGCCTGTATATCACTCTCCCCTGTATTTCCATCACTTCCGCCGTTCTTAACGTAGTAGTCAGTCATTACAATGTCCTCAGATATCCAAAAACATACATTTCACAAATCTTGGCGGTAATGGATTCTCTTTATCTTCGCCTTTATCAGTACACATCCACAAACATTGACCTCCGCAATGCTCACCAGGTCTTCCGCCCTTAGTGCATCTATCAATATGTAATGTTGGTAAAGTCACTATAACACCTATACGAATTCTTCACTGTATAGATAATACTTCATAGTATTCAATGTTGCCGCCAACGCCGCACCGGATTGATTCTCAATCAATATTTTCCCTTGGTCAGGGGTAGTCAATACTCTTTTTACAAATACTCTTTGCACTCCATTGAAAGCCCTAAGTGGGATTATCACGTCTGGTGGTCTTGCAGGGTCTACCGAATCACTACCATCCTCAAAGTTCGTTCCATCAGTCCTACCTAGAACCCACAAATATAATGCCGGGTTGGTCTGCGCTGATAGATCAACTGACCCAAGATATACCTCAATATCCATGTAGAGTTTTCGGTCTGCCCCAGCGGTTGCGAAGTCAATCGCAGCGCCTAATTTATTCCCGTTATCTGCTAAGGAATTTAATTCAGTCGTCAAATAACTTACAATTGAATCATATGCTGTCCAGCGGTTTTCAGCCATATTATATCACCCTGAAACCTTCTTGCCGAAGTAAAAGCCAAGTATTATCATTGCCGGTTCTGTCGGCATTGTGATTTCTGTGCCGACAATTGCTTGGTATCCCAGTACTAATATCGTGGGTAGAACCACACCAAGCGCTATAATCTCGTCTGTATTTTCTGATAGTATGCTCATCTTAACCAATTCCGTATATTGTGTAACTTAAGTTCTTTCCATTGCCCCCACTTCATCGATAATAGGAACCCGGTAACAATCATTGCCAGCCCGTAGTATTCATGTCCTGCCAGATCGCAAACGTCAAATCCATCATATTGGAACAGATGCTCAATCATCAAAGCAGAACCGCCAACTATAAGAACCAACGATGTTAGCCGCTTATAATATGGGTATGCTTTATCTTTTTGTTCCTGTGTCATTTTCCATGGCAACGATGGTCCAGTCATGTTCGTTTGCCTCCTGTGGTTATGATTTTCTAATTCTATGAATTCTGAAATTTGCATGTCTTATGGTAATATCAGTAGAATCTGTCATGTTTTTCATTACAATACATACTTTATCACTATTGGCAATAGTAATATTTGCTCCACTGCCACCAGTTTCATATTGTGATTTACTGAAATAATCCCGTGCTCTACACTTAGTACACACGGTTTTATTAATCATTATCCCCCCAGTCAATGTCTTATTAGCAGCATCGGGATCAACTGTTACACTCCACGTAAAATCATATACGCCCGCAGAACTTGTATCTGCAGTATATGAATCACCTCGTGCGTATGTTCCAGTATCATCGTTTGCCACCCATGCAACATCTATTTCAAATGTTTTTGCAGATGGTACAGATAATACTTCACATGGTACGTTGTAATTGGTTGTCCCGGTAATTGTGACATAATCACCAGCACTTAAATTGTGATCAGCAGTTGTTGTAATGAGGGTTGCATCACCCCCATCATATGTTGCTGTAGTAGTAATATCAGTTCCACGCGTTCCTGCCACCCACGTCCACCCTTCGCTATCTCCTTCTGTTAAATCCTGGAGCGCGTGCCATTTATCATCGTTATCAAATACCGTCTTTGAAGAGCTGGCATACTTATATGCTTCAGCATCTTTTGGGTCAAGTGTAATATAAGTCATTTTATCTCACTCTTTAGATTATATAACTATTAGTTCCATCGATTGCCAATGTCATCTCGAATGTTGTTTTGTGGCTCATGCAATTATCTTCCTTTGTCGTATAAACTTTTAACCTCTTGCGGACTTAAAGCTCGGTTGTATATCTTCGCTCCTGACAAGTCGCCGCCGAAAAAGTCTGCTGGTGCATCTGAATTTAAAAAGCATCCAACCATAATATCAGCAGTTGAATTGTGAATTGTTGTAATTGCGTCATCTTCTGTTTTTGTTGGATTGGTATCTTCTACTCCATCAATATAAAGCTTTAAAGTCCCAGCATCAAAAGTAAAACCCACCAAATGCCAAATGTTGTCTAAACTTACTATGCTTGAAACATAATATTTTGCGTGTCCAGCATCAAGAGTTCCATCATCGGACATATAACATCCTAATTTATTGGTATATGTTGCAAGACAAAATGCTCTTTGGTTAATACCATAATCATAATGAGATAAAATAAACCTTTGACCACCTGTACCGCCCTTAACCCAAATAAAACTACTCATCGCACTCGTAGGACTCAACGCCTCTGTATCTGCAATCCTAACATTATCACTATTCGCACTTACGAAAGTAGAATGGTCAGTATCCACATCAGCGCCGTTATTTGTACCTCGATTCTCATAAGGCGTGAGGTCATCGAATTTAGAATTACCAGCGTTATATCGTTTGGAGGTTAGAGGCATATCTAACACTAAGCCAGACATGAGCGAACCCGTGCTAAGCTGTGGTCGATATGCTTCGTACAATGCTGTTATTTCTTGCTGTGAGAGTGCACGGTTGTAGATGCGGACGTCGGAGAGGGAGCCGTTGAAGTAATAAGCAGTGTCGGCGGGAGCTCTCGCTAAAAACAAATCGTTCGACCCTGTTACATCTCCGCCCCCAGAAATATTAAGGGTTCCGTCTGGATTGCCATCGACATAAGCGGTTACTAAATCACTTCTATCCAAATTCATTACAAAATGATGCCATGAATTATCTACTAAATTGGTTGTTCCAACTTTAATTCCAGCAAAAGATGTTCCTGCGTTTCCGTCATCCAACTCAATAGATAATTCACCGGTAGAATATAGTCTAACCCCCCAACCTGGGTTCCCTCCCGGTGCACCAGTACCCCTTGTTGTAACTAAACAAGCATGGGTACTACTTCCACTTGATTTAATCCAGCCCGTAACAGAAAAATCATTTGTCCCCATTAATAAACTCGCATCATCCCCACAATCAACATAATCACTCGTCCCGTTAAAACTCATTGCTCGATCACTCTGCCCCATCCTATCCGTAGTGAACGAAGCAGCGTTCGCAGAAGTCCCGTGGTTCGAATGCGGCGTTAAGTCACCGACTCTTTTAGTAGCTGGATTATATCTTTCCTGGGAAAGCGGAACGTGGAGCACCAAACCTTTCTGTAGCGTAGATATTTTCATCAAGTCACCTATACAATTTCGTTATACTTGTCAATAATTTCCTGGTGTTGTACCTTCTTAGCTTCCCACTGTGCGATAACTCCATCGAATTTATCAATCTGAGCCTGCGCCTCTGCTATTACAAAGGACTCCTTCTTCTCGACAGGGTCTTTATGTGTGGTATTCTTTTCAAGTACACCGTCTTTCTTAGTCCAAACAACTATCGGGGGGTTCGGGTCGGGGTATAGTATTTCTGGCATTTATATCACCTCATTAAATTATATATCCATTTGTTCCATCTATTGCCAATGTTATAGAATTATAGTTTCCGTTTATTACTGCGGTGCCTGCACCGTCAATATTTCCAGCGGTTTCTAATGATACTGTGATGTTATTTGCACCGGCATTCCCGGCAATATCCTTAATGACAAATATCCTGGGATTATCCGAGCTTCCTGTGTCTCGGTCTTCGGTTGATATGGTAACTGCCCGTGCTGCTGCTGTGGTATCAACTGTAATAATATAGTCGCTTGTTAATGCAGAGGGGTTATATGGATTTGCTCCCATATCTGTTTTATGTGCTACGACTGCCCCGTGATTCTTAACGAATTCACCAGTAACTCCTCCGGCTGAATCTGCAAAGGCTCCGACGGTTAAAACATTATTCCCGTCTATCTTATGAGTGAATGATTCCTCAGTTCCTACGTCAGGGTCTGCCGATACCGGCATGTCAAACGCCGTCACAACGCCCGAATCTTCGGCAGCTTCTAACGACGCACCTAATACCAATGTCCCGCCGACTTCGATTTCATCATCGACATTGACTTTGAACATGTTTACGGCATCTGTACCGGCGAAATTTAGTTCGGATAACCACGAATCATTTTTGGCTATCATTACTTCTATGCTGGTGTCTTCGGTTATGCGGATTCCTTCCACACCGCCTGCGATGAGAGAAAGTGCATCAGCGGCGGCATGACCTATTCCTGTATCATCATCACTTCGGTCTGATATTAAAGTAGGATTTGTTGATGTTGCACCTTCATTTAATAAACTACCACCAGCAGCGTTAATTCCACCAAATGTTGTTGAATTAATAAAGAAACTATTTGATCCTGCAATACTAATCTTTAAATTATCATCAGAACTTTCATAAAACCCACTATCCCCATCCCCAAACGCTACGGTCGGAGTCACAGCATCATTTTTCAGTGGTAATATAATCCGTGGCCCACCATTAGTACCATTCTCAATAACAAGCGCATCATTAACATAAGTCACAGACGCCGCAGATATCGCACCGCCGGAGCTGGCATTCTTATTTAAGGTCACGCTTGTATCAACCACCACCGCAGTACAGAAATACGTCCCTACAGTGGCATTAGTACCACTATTAATTATTACTGCATCCCCGATGGCAACACCGTTCGTAGTCGCAACGGTCAAGACGGTAGGGTCTGCATCCGTACCTGAAACACCTGTCACTGTAGCTAATGTATCCCCACCAAACAAGGCAGGCTTACCAGCGGATAGGACGGTGTGAAACTGGCCGGAGGGTGTAGTTGTGTTTATACCCACCGAAGTGAATTCACCAGCACCAGGGGTCGTGCCACCAATATTCCCGGGCGCCCCCATACGAGCAGTAACACCAGCTGGTGTAACCGCCCTATCCGTATCAGTGCCAGTTACGACCTCATCTGTTGTGGCCTTCTCTAAAACACCGGCTGCGGATTCTGTAGCATCCTGTTTGATATTTGTAAAGGCTGTTGCTGCGGTGTCAACATCAGATAAATTATTAGATTCAAGTAAATATCTTGCATCATTAAATCCTCTATCCCCCACCCCATCAGCACCAACGGGATCGGTAGATGCACCCAAAGTAGTAAAATTCCCCGCCGCTGGTGTAGTTGAACCGATAATGGTTTCATCGAGTGCATCACCTGCGACCTTTGGAGTGATTGAGGTGCCTATTTTTTTCAAAGGTACGAATTGGTCAACTCTAATTATAATCACATCCTAATTAACTGAGGTAAGTAAATACAACTCCATCGGTAGCATCAATCGCATCAATAAACACTTCTGCCAGGTTATCAGATTCAATCGTGAATGAATCACCAGGATAAAGCGGTGTGCCTCTTTGTGTTGCCAGGGCTGCCACTACTGTAGAACCGCCCACACATACCAGATCGGTATTCGTAAGTTCTGCTGTGATTGTCGCTTGCTTGATTGTTGTCGATGATGCCAAAGCCACCGCTGTACCGGGTGTTGTAACTGTCTTCCTGTTATCTCCAACAGTTGAAGCAACTGCCCCCCCTGTACTTACATGTAAAGGAATATCCGCACTGCCGCCGAGGAGATTCCCGTCATTATCTATGTTCTGTACTCTGTATCCTTTTGTTGCTTCTTCTGCCATTTATATCACCTGTGTATAAATATAAAAAAATAGAGGCTAATAGCCTCACTTATTTCTTCTTACCAGCCGGTTCCATGTCAACCTTCTTTGCATCAAATATCCTTTCAGACATTATGCCATCTACTGCCGGCCTGAACTGGTACTCTTCGAACGGTGCCACAAGGGCCTTGTATTCTATGTCAGTCAGATATAGCTTATCGCCTTCGAACTCATCGATCTTATCACCGAGTTTGCGGTGTTCAATGATTGCCCGCCCAGTAACCGGAAAACTCATGAATATATCAATGATATTTCTTCGCATGGGGTAAAGAGCACCCATTTCAGGCGTTCCATATTCACCTTTGATGACGTTCCCATTGACATCTTCGCGGGGAATATTTTCTGTACCAGGGACAACAACTATGTTCCCAGTTTCATCAGTTCTTATCAGATGATCTGTGCCGGGGACCACATAGTCGGTCATGTCGATTTCATATGCTTGGTTTTTTGCCATTAAATTAACCTCTTGGTTATTATTTCTCCAGTTAAATACTGGGAGAGGGCGCTCGAGCACCCTACTTTATTGCTATTGTCTTTATGTAGTTATATAATTTAACATTTTTCCTTTAAAAAAATAAAAGGGAAGGATGCCGAAGCACCCCACTAAATTGAATTTTTTATATTTAATCAGTTGGTGCCGTACTTACTAGCATATAATATGTGTCACCATCCAGATCTACCTTGATTTTCTTGCATGTCCCAGCGTGAACAGGTGTGGAGTACGTAGCACTCACCATTCCACCATTCCCTGCACCATCCATACTGAAGAAGTTTGTCACATATGGCGCATATAAATACATCATATGATCTGGATTATTGGTGCTGTTATCGGCATTATTTGACAAGTATAGGATTTCTGAGCTTGAGACACCTGACAAAGGTGTATTTAACTGCCAATCAAACCATCCAGCAGAGACATGATTTGCGGCAGTATAAGTTCCACCATTCAATATCTGTCCCATTACGCCAGTCACCATCAGAGCTGAATTATATGCTGTCCCTGACACCATTGCTCTGCCATGAACCCCAACGAGGTACTGAGCAGAACCCACAGTTGTCTGAGTGGCCGATAAATCCACTTGCCCCACTATGGCACGAACTGAGCCATAAGACGCGTCATCCAATGTATACTGGGAAATGACCTGAGCACCGAAATGATAACCATTTCCTGAGAAATTAGACTGAATCAATGCAGCCTTCTTACCAGTAGTAGCTGTCGTGAGCGGTGTCGTAGAACCAATCCCAAGAGCGAGGTCAATCGTACCTTCAAGGTTTATGCCTGTAGTGCATGCGCCTATAGCGATACCAATATCTGCACAATCGTCGATATGTATGCCTGTCTCAAAGTTAAGTGATCCGGATGTTTTCTTCATCCAAAGACCAACAAACTTAGCAGAAGCCACGCTTATCGCAGATTCGACATCTGCATCAATAATCACAGCATTCAAATTTAGATCATCGGTGAGTGTTGTTCCAGCAGCAAGTGCAAATGAGAAGTGACCTGCGGCCAAACTAGTTGTAGAAGCACTACCTAAAGCGGGACTGCCATCAACCTCAACATATCCTCTAATTGCTGCATGAGAACCATCAACCATAGCCTTTTTGATTCTAAGTTGACCCTCTACGGCAACAAAGCCAAGGGCAGCTACTTGATCAAAATCAACCTCATATCTTGAATGTATACCACAAGTAACACCAGTATCGTTAGCTTCAATATCTGATAATGCTTCAACTTGTATATCCATACCATAAGGATATGTGGTTGTCAGTGGAACAGGATAATCCTGCGTACCCATCCTAAATAGACCAGATTGACCTGTAAGTGGCGCTATATCAATCGCATAACCTGTGGCCGAAGTTATAGCCACACCGGTAGTACACGTTCCGATGGTCACACCAATATCTGTTGCACCATCAGCAATATACAGACCATGACCCCATTTATCATTCTTTTGGTCAGTGTATTCTACAACATAACCTGCAAGAATTGCGTCTGTCTGGGTGATCGTATATGCTCCAGTAGTATTCAGTTCAGCGAATACACCGCACAGATAAGCGCCATCCGTATCAATCGTGACATTGCCGCCGACTTCAACCCGTGCTCTTACTGCTGTTACAGCATGACCAGCAGAATTAAGGGTCATTGACACTGCATCTTCGATTTCAATGTATCCACTGATACCAGCCATGTAATCCCCGTCGAAATTACCAACAGCATCAGTTATCTTACATTGTCCCCGGACTGCTTCAAGAGTCAAAGCTCCTGTGTGATCAGCTACAACTGCAACACGGGATAAAACACCCCGAACATTTCCAGTCATAGCAACATCACCATCATCAAATAGGAATGATACTGGCCTTGCGTTTGTTGAATTCAACGTCACAGCATTGCCCGAAGCATCCGAATATGAACCGGTCTCAATGATTAAGCCCGTATAAGCATTTACCACGTCGATCAGGTGTTCAGTAGCAGCACCAACATTGGTAAATGATATGCCCGTTGGGCTGTCTCCAATACTGATGGCCGTTGTAGCCGCACCAACCGTCAATCCAGTTGTTACGGTTCCTCCAATGGTTATAGCTGCCGCAGCATCTGAACAAAGAGCTACGGTTGTACCGTCACCGCTAAAGTATCCGGCATATTCGGTTCCAGTGCCGCCATATGTGGCGTGCATCAAAACTTCTATGCCTGTGTTGTTGTATGTCCCAAGCACAATCGCATCATAGTCGATAGCAATACCTTTCAGAGTACCTGTTAAGGTACCAGTACTTGTTATTGCAATTCCATTACCGATTGTTTGTGCACCAGAAATATTTAGGCCATTTGCTGTATTTATTCCTGAAAGCTCAATACCATCAGCACAATTACTTGATATTTTAATTCCGTCGGTTGGTGCCGAAGTATTTATACTAATACCAGCAGTACTTGCGGTTGATATATCCAAACCAGTTGTTACTGTTCCAGCAAGAGTTAATCCTGTAGCTCCATCAACAGTTAATACAGTTGTATCAGAACTATTTGATCTTAAAACTAGATTATCTCCACCAGTATTGCCACCATAGATCGTAACTGAACTTGCAGCATCTATTATTGTACCGCCTGAAACTTCAAATCCAACAGCAGCAGTAGTTTGTGATGCAATACTAATACCATATTTACAATCGCCTGATACATGAACACCTTTAACTGTACATGTTCCACTAATCTCAATACCATCTGCACAATTAGCTGATATTTTAATACCATCAGTTGGTGTGCCTGTGTTGATACTAATTCCTGCTGTGCTTGCGGTTGATATATCCAAACCAGTTGTAACCGTTCCTGCTAAGGTTAATCCAGTTGCGCCGTCTACTGTTAAGACAGTTGTATCAGAACTATTACCACGTAATACTAAATTATCACCGCCAGTATTACCACCATAGATCGTAACTGAACTTGCAGCATCAACTATTGAACCCGCAGAAACTTCAAACGCAATTGCTGAAGTTGTCTGTGATGCAATACTTACACCGATCTTACAGTCACCAGATATGTGAATACCTTTGGTTGTGCATGCCGACGATATCTCTATACCATCAGCCGCAGCACCGGCAATCAGGATAGCATCCGTTGGGGTACATCCAGCCGCAACATTGATACAGGTAGTCTGGTCGCCCGAGAAGGTTATACCTGTAGTGGCTGCTCCGATATCTATACCAGTAGTACAGCTATCTGTCAGGTCAATACCGACCGTGAAAGTACCATTGTCCAAAACAATACCTTCATTCACTGTCGAACTATCAGCCCCGATCTCTAAGGCAGTTGATAGTGTGGTTGTACCATCGTCCACCGTCTCTATGAAGACACCAACAAGGTTTTGAACAGTTCCACCAGAATAGTTCTTTGCCTTAATCATAGCACCTTTCAGGTTATAGGCACCAGTATTGACTAATTTGTTGATTGCTCTAACATCCAGTGCTTCATCAGCAAAATCTCCAGATGCAATCGTTGTTCTGCCAAAACTCATCATGACCCCACGTGTCTCCACTGTTGGGGCTCCAAAGCCGTATGCTGTAGTACCAGTCTTATCTCCAATAGCAACCAGAGTATGTCTGGTTATTGAATCAATTGTTTCTGATGCACCCGGCACTATTTCCAGCTTTGAATACAATGTGCCAGAAGTAGTATTTGTGTCGAATGGGTCAATGTCCGTCTGCATGACATCCAATATAGTTGCTAAGTCTGTATGACTTCTATCAATATTATTCAGAAGGGGGCATGGTGCTTTATCCCCGATCTGAGTTTCTGATAGTGTCACACCTCCCGCGTCTTTTGTCATAATCTTTTACCTCATGTCTTAGTTAGCAGAAGCTGAAGTATTCCTTCACCTGCGCCAGATTTACCGCCAGCACTAACAAGAGTAATTACATCACCCTCAACCACTGCTGTCTGTAATAATGTCAAACTTTGTCTATACCCTGTTTCCTTGCTGACTGCTGAAGCTACTTCATTCACAAAATAGTCAACGTCATCTGTGCCAACAAACACTTTGCCAACTGAAATATTCACACCAGTATCCGAACTTGATGCTTCAGTAAAAACAAAATTAGCCTCAGATAATGTATATGCCCTATCAGCAACAAAAACAAAAACTGTTGCCGCTGATCCGCTCAAGTCAGTCGCTGTTTGACTACTCACCACTACGGTTTCCAAATCAGTTTGCATGGCATCAAGAACATCTTTCATCGTGGTGTAACTTCTATCAACATTAGTCAAAAGTGGGCAAGGGGCTTGATCCCCTACCATCACATCTGCTAAAGTTACTCCGCCCGCATCTGCCATATAAAAGCCCCCTTAGCTCACTGCCCGTGTTGCTACCATTATGGTTATCTTGTTGACCAGAGAACCTACAAAAACTATGCTATTCAAAACATAGATTGGTGTAGCAGCCACGTGTGTAGCTGCTGTGGTACCCATTGCGCCCCTTCTTACAGTCATTGTGGTGTCAGTCCAAGCTGAAACTTCCATAATCTCATTGTCAAGCCTGACAAAGAAATGAGTTCCAGTTGCAGGCCAGGTAGTCTTCGTACCTGACGCAATAGTGATAGAGGTTTCAGCCGCAGTCATTGTATCAGCATGGTCACAAAGCTGCGTTGGATAAACTGCAAGTGGGTCAGGAACACCGGACAGATCCTTAACATCAAACCACAGTGCTGGATATGTCAATTCAACCCAGTCACTTGCTGTTACTTTATCTACTTCAATCAGATGCATTGTAATGTTGCCATTTACAACATCCAAATCACTTGTAGGAGTTAATTGTGCTGCTGACATGATTAATCACATCCGTAAAGCATGCCCATACCTTCAGGGAACTTGTTTATCAGAGTCATGTAGACCTTCAGGAAGAACTTGTTTGAATCTGTGGTCTGTGCCAATCTCTGGAATGTGATATCCTGCAATACTCTCTGTTCCAGGAAGTTGGTATTTACACACAGAATCCTTCTTGCATCTGCTGTGGTCGGCATGAACTGGGATACTATCAATGGGAGTTCACCCACAACAGTATTAATCGACAGTGCCTGCAGACCCCATGCAACCTTAGTATATGGGTTGCTATACCGGATACTGTTTATGATCTGGTTTTTCAGATTAGATGCAGTATACGGGTCTGTTATGAGTAGATTCGGCGCGCCCTTGTCCACGAAGCAGTCATTGACAAGAGTGTCAACGTCTTCGAGTGTTGGGATTTCGCCGCTCATGTCAGTGGTGTTGTCTGTCAACAGCTGGATAAGACCGTCTGGCTGATACTGGTTTGTGTCATTATCGCCGTTGATCAGGGCCTCTTCGATTGTCTCGTTCATTTCCTGCGTCTTGGTCATTACTGCCCGGCGCATGGTTGACTCGAAATGAGCCCCGCCGATTTCAGCAACACCTGTGACACGACCAGTGATCCTACAATATCTAATTGTAGCACTTGCCAGTTCTTCGGTGTCGTCGGTTTCTGTCAGTGTTGGGTCCTCTTCACCCCACGCTGCAGCACCCCTACCGGTCAGCCTGTAGTAGTTCGCTGTAATTCCGGTATTGGTCACTTTCGGAATCAGCGCCTTGATTGGTGTGAATCGTCTCGTGATATCTATTACACCTGAATCATACGCCAATGGCATCGGGACATACCCAGATGCACCAGACGAAGCGCCTACATTAGCAGCCTTTCCGAATGTTTCAGTATGCCAGTCATAGACAGTCTTCGCCATATCTGGGAAATATTCCTGTGCAGGCTGTAACGGCCCATCATACATTGTATGGTTTGGGATGTCACCAAACGAAGACTTGTATATGCTTGCTTCGTCGATCTCACCCGGAGCCATGAATGTTCCACCCATGTTATTTGCCTCCTGCTTCTGGGAATGCTGAATGGAAAATACCCTTCATCACATCGAGTTTCTGGGGTTTGCCATCTCCGACATCCTGGGTGCCTTTCATCATCGGCATGTTTTCGATTGTTTCAACGTGTTTCTGAACCTCTTCCAACTTCTTGGTTAGTTCATCAACAGTGCTCTTTTCCACAAGGTCAGACTTGTCTGCCTCTGCCATTTTCTTGAACTCTGGTGCAAGGTCATCGACCTGCCCTTTGAGTTCATCCATGGTATTAGACATCTTATCGAAGTCTTCCTTGGTCACTTCAGGAGTTGCTGGTGATTCCAACATCCCCTCTACCTTTGTCAATTTCTCAAAGAGAGCATCATATTCACCTTTGGAAATTGACTCTTCGGTTTTTTTTTCTGCCATATGTTTATGCTCCTTGGTAGGATATCAGCCCGCACTTACGGGA